TATAAGAAAGAGAATGCATGGGAGAATACTCCTGCACAGGTCAAGCGTAGAGAGGCACGTAACACTGCCCGACGTAAGGCCATTAAGAAGTATGGTAAGGCTGCCCTTAAGGGTAAAGAATTGGATCACGTAGGTTATCATCGAACTGGTAGTCTTGATCATGTTCCGACTAGAGTCGTCAGTCGCCATGCCAACCGTATTCGTCAGCCTAAGCGTGGTGGGACTAAAAAGAAGTGAAAGCTATTGACGTAATTGAAATGGAACGCCAGATCAGCCAGAAGCAATTCGAGCGGATCATGGAAGAGTTTGATAAGATCAGTGAATACATTGACAAGAACTTTAGTGAAGTTCAGTTTACTGTCGAGTTTAATGACGACAGTGGTAATCCGATTGATCCGGCGTTCCGTATTAAGTCTCGCGTAATTACGACCAAAGCAATGGATCGTGATGACCAACGACTGATTAAGAATGAACTTGTTATTCGTCCGAAAGATTGGAATGATTCGATCAAGATGAATATTTGGATTAGTAAACTTTTCGAGTCTTTTACTAAGAGTATCTCTGACCAGATCAACAATTGGTACGCTCGAAAGAAGGTAGAAGGTACTGCTCTTTGACACCATATCAAGAATTTATTTATAAGAGTCGTTATGCACGATGGATTGACAGTGAGAACCGACGTGAAGATTGGCCCGAAACAGTTTCTAGGTATCTTGAGTATGTACGTGCTCATGTGGCTAGCAATTATAATTTCACTATTAGTAACAGTCTCTACAATGACCTTTACACAGCTATTATCAATCTTGAAGTAATGCCAAGTATGCGTGCTCTTATGACCGCAGGTAAAGCTCTGGATCGAGATAATGTAGCTGGATACAATTGTAGTTATCTTCCCGTCGATGATCCTAAATCATTTGACGAAGCAATGTATATTCTTCTCTGTGGAACAGGAGTTGGCTTTAGTGTCGAACGACAGTACATCAACAAACTTCCAGAAATCCCAAACGAACTCTTTAACAGTGCCACTACAATCGTTGTATCAGACAGCAAAGCAGGATGGGCAAAGGCTCTCCGACAACTTATCGCTTTGCTTTACGCTGGAGAGAGCCCGTCTTGGGACCTCAGCAAGATACGTCCAGCAGGCTCGCGCCTCAAAACTTTCGGAGGACGTGCATCTGGCCCTGCACCACTTGAAGAACTCTTCAAATTTGTTGTCAGTAAATTTAACGGTGCGAAGGGAAGACGACTCAATTCTTTGGAATGCCATGATATTCTCTGTAAAATCGGGGAAGTGGTCGTCGTGGGAGGAGTTCGTCGAAGCGCAATGATCAGTCTGAGTAATCTCAGTGATGATCGTATGCGCAATGCCAAGACTGGTCAGTGGTGGGAACACAATGCCCAGCGAGCCTTGGCTAATAACAGTGTAGCCTTTACGGAGAAACCGGATGCCGAAGCCTTCATGGAAGAGTGGCTCAGTCTTGTCAAGTCGAAGAGTGGCGAACGAGGAATCTTTAACCGAGAAGCTGCTCGCTACCAAGCTGGACTTAACGGACGCCGAAAGACGGATTTTGATTTCGGTACTAATCCCTGTAGTGAAATCATTCTTAGACCGTACCAGTTCTGCAACCTTACCGAAGTTGTCGTCCGAGCGACTGACACAGTTGATGATCTTATGCGCAAGGTTGAACTCGCGTCTATCCTTGGAACATTTCAATCGACGTTGACCTATTTCCCCTATCTTCGTAAGATTTGGAAAGAGAATACCGAAGAGGAACGCTTGCTTGGTGTCTCTCTTACTGGTATTATGGATAGTGAACTAATGAATGGTAAGACATTGGGTCTTGCTGATCTATTGAAGGAGTTACGTAATGTTGCCATCACAGCCAATAGTAACATGGCTTTGGAGCTTGGCATTAATCCTTCTACTGCTATCACTTGTGTTAAGCCCAGTGGTACAGTTTCACAGCTTGTGGATTCTTCTAGTGGGATTCATGCTAGGCATTCTAGCTATTATATCCGATCAGTGAGAGCAGATAACAAAGACCCATTGACGGACTTCCTGAAGGATCAGGGTGTTTATAATGAGCCTGATGTTATGAAGCCGAATGCAACTACTGTATTCTTCTTCCCACAGAAGGCACCTGATGGTGCAGTTACTCGTAACGATATGACTGCTATTGAACAGCTTGAATTGTGGAAAACTTATCAGGAGAACTGGTGTGAACACAAGCCTTCAATCACTGTTACGGTTCGTGAGTCAGAGTGGCCGCGTGTCGGAGCTTGGGTGTTTGACAACTTCGATATGGTGTCAGGTGTGTCGTTCCTACCACATAGTGACCATACCTATAAGCAAGCTCCGTATGATGAGTGTGACGCCACACGATACAACGAAATGCTTGCTAGGACACCCCAGTCTATCGACTGGAAGTTACTCCAGAAGTATGAAGTAGAAGACGGAACGGTTGGTAGTCAGACGTTGGCTTGTGGACCGGAAGGTTGTGAGGTAGTCGATCTTGTTTGAGATTTATGGACGAACGACTTGTGTTTGGTGTGATCAAGCGAAACAGCTTTTGGATAGTCATAATCTTGATTGGGTTCTTTATAATGTCGAGACTTCGGCAGAACATTTGACACGCTTTAAAGACTTGTTTCCCGGAGCAAAGACAGTACCACAGATTGTCTACAATGGTGGCTACATTGGTGGCTACACTCAGTTAGCGGAGTTTCTTCATGGCCCAGCAAGCCCTGTATCAAAACATAGTTGAAAGCCAAATCTTCTTTACTCAGGCTGAGGCTTCTCAGTGGGGTAGTGAAAAGAAGGCAGAATATAAGTCAGCCGGTATGGTTGTCAAAGTTGATATCAATCCTGTAGATGCTACGAGGCGACGATGGAAAGCGGACTTGTTTCTGAAAGTCTAACACCACTAGAACGACAAGTTGGTGGTGATCACTACAAGAAGATGGGTATTCAGCCAATTGAATACATCTTGTCTAATAACCTTGGTTTCTGCGAGGGTAATGCCATTAAGTACATTACTCGGTATGGACAGAAAGGTGGTAAGCAAGATATTCAAAAAGCAATCCATTATCTTGAAATCCTATTACAAGTATTAGAATAACAAAAAGCCCCCTTGGATTTCTCCTTGGGGGCTTTCTTTTTATTTCATCTTTTTGTTTGCCCAACTCTGTAGGTCTGCAACAGTCATTCCAGTAAGGAATGGGTTTGCTTTTATTACACGAGAAGGGAGAATATCACTGATTGCAGTACTCGGATCAGCTTCAAGGACATTTACACCAGCATCTTGACCAAGGAAGTGAAGCAGATAAAGATTACCATCCGTCACATCAAGATTATTACTCTGAAGTGAATCCACACTATCCTGAGTGTATGCCCACATTACTACTTCTTGATTAGCCGGGTCATTTTTATCACCAGTCAGCCCAAGACGCTTAGCATACCGATTGTACGTACTGTCGATAATCTGGTATCGTCCAGTGGCAGAGCTATTAGGATTGGCAGCATTGTCGTTACCACCACTTTCTTTACCCCTTACTTTGTCATTGTAAGTACTAGCAGCAGAGAGTTTAGCTACAGTATCATTGTAAGTATTGAAGTTAAAGTCTAACTGAGTAGCCATTCCCTTGTTAGGATCAATCTTACCAAGTTCATTATAAACATTAGTAGCAATAGTTTCCATACCCTTGCCAAGCCAATCGAAGAATGTATCCTTCTTACCACTCGACAAATCGATGTTGAGATTATCAACAAACTGTTTCATGATCTTGGACTTATCTTCAACACTGACACCTTCGGCATCAAGGATGGGACCGATCTGAGCAAAGATAGTATTGATACTGTCAATTGCATCAGTTGCATACTTAGCTTGTTTCTGCTGAGCAATCTTCCCAACCCTAGTAGTAGGTATCATTGTTGGAGTAGACGGCCCATCAAACTTATTAGGATCAGTTACGACAAGAAGAGTATTGTACTCTGGTGACCACTTAATCGTAGAAGCCTTAGACCAATCCTGTACATTCTGAATAGCTGCGGCAGCTTTAATAAGCTCAGGCAGACCGTTACCAGTTTCAAGAGCACTAGCAGCATACATATCCATAAGACCCTTATCACCACTGTCTACAATGGCTTTGGTAATGTCTGGAGCATACATAGTCTTCCATAGTTGGAGACGTTCGTCCTCTTTAACATAGCTAAAGATAGATTTTCCAGACTTGTCTACACCATAGGCAGCGTTGACAGCATTCTTAAATTCGTCTGGAGTTGCCTTACCACTAACGATAGCAGCTTTGTACGAATCGATAAGAGCATTGATACCACCAGCTTTAGTAGCTGCATCGACACGGGCATTAGCCATTCGGTCAACCTGACCAGTGAGGGTATCACTAGCATTCGTCACAACCTGTGAAACCATTTCAGGGACAAGCTGTGCAAATTTACCTTCCTGCAAACCACTCTGATTAATAAACTGAGTAGCAAGGTCAGGGCTAACTTTACCAAGAGCATTGGCAAGACCAATCTCAGGAACATTAAGAACAGTATTCAAATTCTTGTCTTGCGTCAAAGAGTTAAGATTTGAATAATAAGTCATCAAACCCCAGTTCTTATCCGTAGCAAATGTGATCATATTATCAATAGGGATCATTGCCTGATCAATGAGCTTCTTAGTTCCATCTGGACCAAGGATTTGAGCATAAGATCGACTATTAGGATCATCAGACAAACTTTTATTAACCTGTTGAGTAATCTGATTAAGAACACTGGTTCTAAGAATACCAAGTTGAGAAAGCATCATCTGAGCTTCTTGAGGACTACCACCTTCAGTAGCATATTTCTGGATATTCTTAAGTAGATCAGGAACGTTAAAGCCAATAGTTGAGTTAGAGATACCGGCAACTGCTGTCTGAACAGTAAAGTTTAATGCACGAGTTGCACTCTCCTGTGCATTCTGCGCAGTAAGTTTATTTGCACTATCAAGAACTGAGTTAGCCATAGTCTCTCGCTGAAGATCAGTGTACTGAGCCTCATACTCGTAGACCTTAGCTTTAACTTCATCAAGATTGTACTTGCTACGATCCTGAAAGAAACCGGGAGCAACGCGAGCAAGGCTATCTCCATGCTGGTTTACCCAAGTATCTTCACTTTGTGTCTTAGCTTTCTTTTCCTGTTCCTGTTTTGCAAACTCTGCATCAACAGCATTCTTATAAGCATTAGCCGGACGGATGCCAGTAATACCTTGGATAGCCTGATCGACATAGTTTTCATAAAGAGGAAACTGAGCCCTAAGCTTTTTGCTCATAGCTGCAAGCTGACCAGCATAGTAAGTGTCACTGATCTTACCTTGATCGTATGCACTCTGTAGCTGCTGCATTGCAGTTACACTACCGCTAAGCTCTCCCGGTAGCGTATCAAAGTAGGGTTTATTAGCAGAATCAAAGCCAGTACGAACGGCCTGATCGATTTGATAATGGTTGTAATCATTGTACATCCCCGCTGCTGTCTGAGCAACCTGACCAAGCCCCTCGGCAATTACACCGAAGGACTTGTCAGGAATAGCCCCACGAGAGGCATTAGTCTGATCAGGCATGTTAGCTGACGGAACTCCGCCAACAGATGGATTAAGAGTAAAGTCAGCCATTAAAAGTTTTCTCCAAAAATCTTACCATAGTTTCGTAAAGTAACTTCATCTAGTGGCGTTTCATTAGTTGCCCTATTATAGACTTGAGTAAATTCTTTTAGAGTAAGTCCATTAATATGACCAAGTACTTTAACTCGATTAAACATTGCTGAAGCTAATCCAGCATCACCTGCACGAACAGCCGCAATACCCTTTCGATAGTCAATAATCATGTCTTTCATTACTGACTTCTTATGATCATTAATACCTTGGATTGCACTCAAGTTCGAGAATGTCTCGGAGACACGCTCTGGATCAAGACCAAGAACAGAACTAACCCATGCCTCAACTGGTTTGACATCAGTCAAGATATTCTGATTACGAGTAATCCAGATACCAAGATTGACACCATTCCAAAGCTTTACTGCGTTGTTAACAGTTGAAATCTGCTGAAGGACAGCCATCCAATCCTGAGCCTGTATCTGGTAACTAGTCATGTCTCCAGCCTG